AACCCCAAACAAAGGCGTGTAACTTTCGACAAAATCGCTTTGAAGCCCGACCAATCCGTGAACACCTAACGCCCAGCCTAAAGGTTTCTTTCTCAATTGTACATTTAGATTCTCGGTTCTGTTCTGATAGTTAGACCAAGTTAGTCTAATGTCGTTTACTGTTGTGTCGTAGTTGGCTACTTCGGTGAGCCACGTTTCCACTATCTTAAAAGTGTCTATCAATAACATTGTATCTAAGCGAATAACTATCTTATCCGAGTAGATTGTATCGTAACGAGTAACAAGTTCTTTAGAAACAAACCTAACGGTATCGGTGCGCCATCTATCAACGTATTTAATAGTTGGGACTGGCTTCTCTATTACCTTTGTTATGGTTTTGGCTTCAGAGTTGCAACCTTGCCAAGCCACGATAACGCCTAGCAAGAAAGCAAGAAGGTAAGGAAGAAATTCCTTTACTAGATGTATTGCGATGTCCCTTCCCAAACTGCGACTTCTTCTTCTCGTCTACGGATTAAACCTTTAAGAACTCGACCACCGCCTTTGTTCCAACGCCTGAACTGGCTCGGTATTTCTGAATAGTCCGGGTTTGAATTAAGCCAAGCTAATAAAGTAGACTTTGAGAAGTTGCCTATTCCTACGTTGTAAGTAAAGGAAATTAAAGCCGCTAATTTGTGGGCTGGTAGTTTTACCTCCACCACGTTTTTAACTTGCTTCTCAACGCTCTTAATAGTGTCTAGCAGCATCTTATCCGCTTCCTTCTTATCTATCTCTTTGTCGTCCATCGTAACCCTTTCACCATTGGAGTACATTGTATTACCGTAGCCGATAGTCGGAATGTTAGCCGGGCAGAGATAAGGTTCTGAAGAGTAACCTTCAAACTCTTTTATTACCTCTGCGGCTATCTTTGCCGCGCTTGGTCTTGGTGATTTCTTTGCAGTTTCCATTCTTACAGTTACATTCTACTGGTCGCCAAGCGCACCACTTTACATTTTGCAACGGTTCTCCTTTAGTTCTCCGCGCATCTCAACTAACGCTTTCGTGTTATCGGCAATCACATCGCTGAACTTGTCAACGTGCTTATCGTTAGCCTCTTGCCAGTCTTTACGTTCGTCTCTATGGATGTCGGTCAGCTTGTTCAGATAAAAAATAAGAACGCCTAAAAATACTCCAGCTATGCCGTATTGAGTAAACGCTTCAATTAGGATTTCCATTATAAAACTAGGTTACCTTGTTCATATATATGCGTTAATTTTCCGCGTTATCTATTACTTCGATTATTGTAAACGAAATTCCTCTTTGACCTAGTTCGTCTTGCCATTGTTTATCGGGTGGCATAATCCATCCGTCTAAATAAGGTGATGGAATGCACCAACTTCCAAATGAAGCTAAAAACGGTTCAATCTCTACACTTAAAAAAAGCATTTTATACATCAGTTGTTCATGTTAGTAGTGAAATATTGCCATACGTCATTCCAATCTGTAAGTTCATTTGTTGTGAATGAATTAGCATTACAAACCATTGCGAGTTTTCCCGAAAAATTGCTGAAAGATGTAGCTCCAGCGTGTGCGGCAAAACCATAAAAGGTGTTTGTGCTTGGCGTTGTTGATGCAATAGCACCTGAACCAATTAAAAGACCATTTATATATTTTTCGTGTGTTGCGGAGTTATCTCTATTTATCGAAATTAAGCCATCAGATGCGGCGTCTAAACGTGTAAAAGAAGCTGTGTTCGCAGAGAAAGCACCATAAGTGGTTGAGGCGTAAAAATACGACTTATTCCCACCTAAAATAGCACTATCAGAAGCACCGATTGGTGTGATATTATTGAAGCCAGTTAACCCAGAACTTTGACTAAATGCGTGTATTGATAAATCGTTTTGCCCGTAATCGCTTGGTGCGCGTTTAAGTTCTAGATACTTCCCAGCACCACCCGTTACGCCATCGTTTGAAACATCGGATGGAACAAATCCAACAATAGTAGAAAGTGTGGATGGGTCTACCCAATCAATTGCAATTGCTGGAAGGCTAACGACTGCGCTGCTAACTGGAGTAAATGCGTATAATTCGCCATTGGAAGCGGTTAATTTTGCGAACAAATTAGAACCAAATGTCGTGCCTGAACCTTTTAACCGTTGGAAAGTTCCTTGAACAACTTCTTGTTGTGCTGCTGCCATCGTTGAACCACTTGCCGTATTGTGCGCTGCAATGTAAGCGTTTGCATCTGCATCAGCGTTAATAGTCAAATCAAATGGTGTTAATGCGGCTGCAACGGTAGTTCCATCTTCTGCTTCTGCAAAAACAATTAAGTCGTTAAATGATGCTATTGTATAGGCTAAAGTAGCCCCAGCTTGGAGCGTGTAATTGCCTACAACTGAACTTTCAAAAATCAAGAAACGGTACTCGGTAGGTGCTGCTATTGAAGCCGCAAGATTGATATAAACCGTATCGCCAAAATCAGCCGATGTGATAGGCGTAGTTAATCCAGCATCTGAAAAAACGCCAATCGTAAGTGAACCACCGCCCGAGCCTCCGCCTCTCGGACTTCCGCATCCAACGCCTATCATTGGTTATAAATTATAACGCTCCCACTTGTTAAAGTGATTGCAGTTATTGCTTCGCCACTTGGAACAACTATATACGCTCCAGCTTTGAGCGGAGTGCTTAGTCCGTAAGCGGCTAAAGAGTCAGTCGTTCCCACCGTGAAAACGGTTACAACCGTGTCTTCTTGAGCAACAAATGCGTAGCCCGTTAGTGAAGTGTGAGCGGCAACTCCGAGAACTTTGCATCCTCTGCCTCCGAGTAATTTTTGTGAATCAGTCATTTTTTTAAATTGGTATTTGGCACTTATTGTAGTCGTATGGTTGGGTAATTGAAAGCACACAAGCGTGTCCGCTTACCTTGTCATCAAAGCGTTCTGTGAATGGTTCAAGTGTTACGCTCGGTTGTATTGATAAGTCTGTTGTATGCAACTGTCGGAAATAAGCTACAAAGTCAAGCAAAACTTGAATCGTGTCCGACATTACTTCTTGCTCGTTCTCTTCACCCGGAAGAACTCTGTCCATTGCTAAGAGTCGAATGTTATAAGTCAAAGTTCTCTCGCTTAATACAACGCTCTCCTCAATCGCCCAAAGAACAAGGTAATCAAGTTCCTTCGGGTTTATTTCCCAAACGTCCCCGTGTCCGTACTGTTGCACCTGAAGGTGAGCAGTCGCCTCGTTTTCGATTAGGGTTAGTATTTCGTTCAGCGTGTACATATTTCTTTAACTTCTCTAAGTTCTTACGATTTACGTTTACGCTCATATTTATCTTCTAAACTTATATTTCGTCTTCTGTTTCCTAGAAACATTCCAGTCGTGTAAGTTCTAGTGTCGGGTTGTATGGTGTCAAGTCCGCTGTTCGGGTTGGCGTAAGCTGGGTAGTTCGTACTATTCTCTAGTAAAAAGTTAACCAGTCTTTCCGTGTACCATTCCGCTTTATCTCGGTACTTGTGTTGAATGAAATTAATTTCGTCAAGTGATGCGTTAGAACTGTTCTCAGAACTTTGTTGGTGTAGTCCTTTGTTTAGGAACTTGTAAGAGATAGCCGTAGGTGCTTCGGCCTGAACCCAATACAATAAAGAAGGTTGTATGTAATCTTCTAGTAAAGTTTCGTTAGCCGTTGTTAAACTTGATGCCGTTATCTGAGTTTTTAGTTCATCGTAAAGAGTCGTTCCAATCTTGTGTTGGATGTGTATGTCTTGACACATTAGAACAACGGGACGCAAGTATTTAAAATCAATATTCTCGTGAAGGAGAGTATTGTCTTTTAGGAAAGTTTCGCTTATAAATAATACGTTAGCCATCTTACTTTTTAACCTTCATTAGTTTCTGCTCCCAGTAGTGCCGACAATGGTAAGACTTGCCCCAAAAGCCTCCGCCTCTCATCCAAACGTTACGGTTTTGACTTACTCCGATGTTTTGAATTTCGTCAAGTTGCCAGCTCCTCCCGGATTGAGTTTCGTTTACTAAGTCGCGGCAGAATTGTCTTGTTGTGTCAATGATAGCACCGCCCGTTGCTTCGGGTCTTTTTTCGTAAGTGTATCGAATAACAAACTCTTCTTCGACTGGTGGTATTTCTTCAAGCAATCGTTCGCCTTCTTTGGTAATATTCACGACTCGTTGGCTTGAGTCTAGCACTTCGCCAATCTCCAACACAATAGCGTTGGCTTCATTCAATACCTGAAGCCCAGCCATAACCCTTTCAATAGATAGTTGCAACTGTTCTGCGATTGCTAAGAATGGAGTGCTTGGGTTCTTCTTTAAGATGTCAAGAATAGCCGTGTCAATCGGGTTCACTTCAGCGAACCAATATTTTCGGTTAAGTTCTTCGTGTAAACTTGCGGAGGTCTCAGATTCAAAGTTCAAAGCCTTGCCATTTCCTACGGGTTCGTAATCCGTTGAGCCGCAATTCTTGAAGTGTTCAATTAATAAGTCGTCCTCGTCTTTTGAAGTCTTAGCCGCTTCAAGTGGTTTTTCAAGTTTTGGAAGTCCGACCTTCTCGCGAATCTCTTCTTGAGTCATTACAGACGTAACGGTAGCCTCTGAGAACTGAACGCTTATCGGTTCGGTATCTTGGATATAAAGACGGTTAGAAAGACCTTGCAAAGAAGCTAGTTCGTTAAACACCCTTTCAATAAACTGTTGGCGGTTGTTTATGTAGGTGTTTTGGAACAACTCAAACGAATCAACTAACTGATTTCTGCTCGTGAAGATTCCGTCCTCTTTAATTCCGAATAGTGCCGGGTCGGTAACTTGGTGACCAGCGTAGATTTCTCTTTGAACGGTTTTGTTTAGAATATCAAACCGCTTGTCGAAGTCGTTTCCGTTTAATTGCTGAATTTCTACGCCTCTATCTCGTGAGTCTGCGAAGTTTAACACTATCGAATTAGCGTTATCAGTCCCCGTAAACTTGTCCTTAATTTGTCGCTCTATTTCTTCTTGCTCCTCCGCCGTTGGTTCTCCGTTGTAAAAGGAAACAATCGTGCCGCCTACAAAGTTATTTTTAACTGCGTTCAAATGGAAATTAGCAATCTCAACGTCTAACTCAATGTAAGAAGTAGAACCCAAATAAGTCGGTAGTGGGTAGTATTTGCAGTCAGGTGAGTAGCCCTTAACGTAAAGTAGTTGTTTTCCGCTTGGCTCTTTCCAGTTAAACGCTTCAATCTTCTCGACAACGGGGTTGTGTTTAGACCAGTCCTCCGAGTAGTAATAGCAAGAGCCGTCATCATTGCTTCGATACCTTGCGAAGTCAGCGTGATATACTGCCGCTATCTTGTCGTTAAGTTGGTTGTAAACTATTTCTAAAGCAAAGCCGTTATATAGTTCGTAATCGAGTGCGACCTTCTCTAAGATGTCGTTAAGGCTCTCGTATTGGTTTGGATGGTTGATGAACTCTTGCAACTTCGCAAGTCCCATAGTGTCCAATCCTTCAGCGTTAACCGCCCAGCCTTGACCGACTACATAATCTTTTTTTGAGTTAATGATAGCGTGATTCTTTGCGCTCCTTCTGTAAAGGTCAAGAAGATATTCGGGATAGCGGTTCTTGTATTCGCCTTCGTCTCCGAAGAGAATCCAATCTTTGCCCCTTGCCTCTTTAAAGGTCGGGACTTTCTGCGTACCAAAGTTTAAAACTTTAAGAGCCATACACTACATAATTTGAGTTGCCGCCTGAGTAGCTAGTAACTGGTGTTGTTGTTCCCGTAACCTTTACGATTCCGCTTTCTAATTCAACTAATCCCGTAGGGTCTAGGTTAGAACTTGAGACGTTAGCGTAAACATAGTAACGCCATTGTCCTTCGGTTGGCATTTCCACCTGAGCGTTTAAGTTGTCGGGGCTTGTTTGTTCTGTTATTGTAAACCTATTGTATCTATTCGGAAAAGAACTCGAATCCGTTGCAATGCAATACTCAACCGCTTCGGTGTTATCGCTTTGGAACTTGAACAAGTAGTAAGTAGCCGTCCCCCTTTCCTTTAGGGTTAAGGCTATCTCGTTCGGGCTATTTCGTTCTATATTAATCAAACTGCAAAGACAACAAATTCAACGTCTACGTCTGCCGTGTCAGCTTGTGCTGAGATGTCGTCAATGTCAACGAAAGCACTAAACGCACTTGCTGTTGCATCAACGTCCATAGAACCCGTTGAAAGCATAAAGGTTGCACCAGCATCAACTTTAACGTCTGCCGTTTCTGCTCCGCTCTTCTTGAACCTTACCCGGATAAAGTTAGTGTCGTCTAGGTTTGTGATTCTAATGTAACGAATAGCCGAACGTACGAACTTCCCTTTTCCGTTAGCTGAGTTCAACTCTATTAAGTCAATCTCTCCTGAATGAGCCACGGTCATAACCCTACGGTCTGCCTCTGCCACGTTTGAAATGGTGCGAGTATGTGAGCCGCCTCTATCAACTCCTCCGAGCGTTAGCGATTCTACTATTTGAACAGTTGCCGTTGCGGCAGTTACGGTTGAAGCCATTGTCTTTTTATATAGATAGCAAAATGTTGTTTTTGTGCCATCTGTAAAAAAAGAAACCCTCACCGAATGGCAAGGGTCTCAAAACAGAACTAAGAAAAGAACTCCCGAAAGAGATTGTAAAGATAGTATTTAAAAAG